ACGGCAGAGGGTTTGATGAATGTAATGGCAACAGACAAGGACCATGAGGTAAATTGCAAAGCGTGCAGGAGTCAGATAGATGACTAGGTATTCAGTACAGGAGAAGCGCAATTATGTTTCGAGACTGTTAAGGACTAGTAATCGTAATAGGAATGCATTTCGTTGGAGTAGGAGTGAAACAAAAGCTCATATTGACATGAAGTTTGCGATTTGCAAGCAGTTGAAGGATTGGGGCCATGAGTTTTATACAGAGGCAGTGTTTGAGCCAAGTGGTTTACGAGCGGACGTGATAGATGCGGATGAGGGCATTGTTTACGAGGTAGTAAATACAGAGGGCAGTGATTCTATAATGAAAAAACAACACATGTATCCGTTAGAAATAAGAGTTGTAAATGCTAATCAGAAGTTTACAAAGGATTTATTATTATGAACAACAATTTTGAGGATGATTTAGAGGATGGTCAGATGGGTGAGCGTGCGGTTCGGCACTTTGTCGAGACAGTTTGGCACAAGAAGTTTATTACTTATGGTAATACGGCAGCGTTTGACATAATGTTTCAGAATAACAAGCAGAAGCCAGTATTTTTTGAAGTAAAGACTGATTTGTTTGAAAAGGATTGGAACAAGGGAGGAACGGGTAACATAGCGATAGAGTACAAGTGCAGGGGTAAGGATAGTGGAATTAAGACAACTTTATCGGATTGGTTTGCATATTACTTTCCTAACATAAGTGAGAATCATTTGTGGTTAATAGACATGGATGCATTGAAGAAATTGATAAAGGAGAACAAGTTTAAGACAGTAGATGCAGGCGAGTTTGATGAGAAGACAGGAAAAAAGGTAAGTCGTTGTTATTTGATACCTCGGTTTGATTTTCGCGGATATTTTAATGTATTTTCGTTTGACGGACAGGAGTGGTTACCATCATTAGATTAATTAAGGATGGTAAGGTTATAGAAGAGACAGATGATTTGCATAAGATGCATGAGTTGCTTATAATTAATGACAAAGATGTTAAAGAGATAGTGGTAAGTGTTGCAAAGTACAGATAATGGATAACAGCAAGCACATAACGCAGGCAATAGCAGGTGCATTGGAGATAATGAATGAGCAGCCTTTAACTTTGAATGAGTTCATAGATGAGGTAATGCGAGACTATATGGACCAAGAGCCGGGGACTTACGTTCCTTTGGGAGATATGCATGACCAGTGGGAGGATAATTTCCAGAAGGGAGAATTTGCATCAATAATTTGTGCAAGGGGTCACTTGAAGACGACTTGGGGTTTGTGTGTGCTGGCATATTATATGCACAAGCAGCCAAACTTCAGGGCTTTGTATATTTCAGCGACATTGGAGCAGGCTTGGGACAAGTTGGAGCAGTTTGAGGAACTTTGTAAGCGAAGTTGGCGACTCAGTGCGTTTTTAGAAAAGTCAGATGATAGGAAGGTGACAATACGTAAGAGCGCTAAGAGATTTAACAATGGAAGTAGGGTAGCTGCTGCAAGTATTGGTAAGGCATTGGAAGGACCTCACGTTCATATGATAATTCTGGACGACGTTTTGCAGGAGTTTCCTAATTTGACTGATGAGAAGGTAATTCATTACGTTCAGAGGGTTGTAATGCCGATGAGGTTGCCAGAGTCCAAGATGTTATTGGTAGGAACGCAGAAAAGAGTTGGAGATATTACGGATTGGGTGTCGGAAAGTAAGGAGTGGAATGTAGTAAGACATCCTGCTTTGTTGGAGGATGGAAGTCCGCGTTGGCCAGAGTATTGGAATCAGGAAAGACTTGACAAAGAGAAGGAGACAATGGGAAGTCGGGCTTTTGAGTCTGAGTATATGTTAAATCCATTGGACCCAGAGAGTGCAGTAATTCCTTATGAGGTTCTTCAGAGATGTTTGGACGACAAATTGGAAATGGGATTGCCAGAGTACGATGAAGATACAGTCGTCGTAATGGGCGTTGACTTGGCTGTGGGTATGAACAGTCAGAATGATGAGACAAGCTACGTTCTTGTGGCTTATAATAAGCGTACGGAGCATCGTAGGCTCTTGTATAGTTGGACAGGCAAGGTAATGGCCGAAGGGAGTGGTTGGTTGGAAACCCAAGTGTTAAGAGTTCGAGAGCTTGCGAAACGTTTTAATCCAGACACGATAATGATTGAATCGAATGGGTATCAGAGATTGGTGGTTCATAGTGCGAGTGACTTGGCGGGCCTTCCGGTCGAAGGTCACAACACGGGAAGAGAAAAGCACTCACACGACGTGGGCATACCGGGGTTGGCCTTGGAGTTTGAGAAAGAAAGATACCAGATTCCATGGAAGAAAGAAATAAGAGAGGCAAGTCGTCCGGGACCTAGAAAGTTGACAGATGGTTTGGCTAGGTTAGTTTACGGTAAGAATGGTAGGTTAGAGGGTCACACACCTGATGCGGTGATGGCGTTGTGGATGTGTGAGTTAGCTATTAAAGGAATGAACAAAAAGGGGTTAGCGTACGTTAGTTGGGATTACATATAGAAAAGGTTATATACATCAAGCACCTACGAGACATCCAACCAGACTATGAAAAAACGAACGAGGTTGGAAATTTATGGAATTAGCAGCGCTACCAAAGAGAGCCTTAAAGAGATTGCTAAGGCGGAGAATGTTCCCACAGGCGTCTTAGTTGAGCCTTTACTTAGAAGATATGTGAGAGAGTACAATGGGCGATAAGCGAGATAGGTACAGGATTCCTAAGGGTGTAAAGAAGGAAGCATTACAGGGTAGAGATTTGAGAGCTATGCATGGTTATGGTGGTGGAAAGGTTACAAAGAGGATTAACAAAAAATTGAGATATCAGAAGGACATAGGTTACAAGACGGCAGTAAGTATAGACACATATTACAGAAGGCATGAGAAGGTAGACCCGCCTGCTGAGAATTTTAATAATAAAAAGAACCCAAGTAAGGGTTTGATAATGTGGAAGATGATGGGTGGCAATTCGGGCCACAGTTGGAGTAAAAGGCTTAAGAAAAGTCTTGATGTGATTCAGAAAAAGGAAAAGCTTAATAAGATAATTACTACAGTAGAGGCGATACAACTTGGCATGGTACGATAGAATTTTAGGGCGAAAGCCAGTGCGGAAGCGTTCCGCGTTAGAGGATTTGATAGAGAGAAACACAGCCAGTGTATTGAAGGATGCAAGGACTCCTGCGTATGGTACGGCAGGTACTAATCGTGCGTTTAAGGCAGATATCCTTCCACCAGTAGACCAGAATTATTTAGAACAATTAGCTGACAGGTATTCTCATCTCAGAACCGTAATCACTCGAATAGCTTCTCAATCCGTGGCGAAGGGATGGGAGTATCACGCTGTTGGAGATACGGGCGATAAGGAAGAAAGAAAAATGCTAGAGCTTCTTCTTAGAAATCCAAGTGGCGGTAATGCAGACATTACGGCAAGTGAATTTTTTAAAGCAATGATACGACAAGTAGAAGTATTTGACGATTGTTGGGTAAGTATTGTTTATGATAGGATTCAGGGAACAGATGGTAAGATAGTTAAGGAGCTTTGGGTAGAGGATGCAAAGCAAATGCGATTTGCGGTTGATGACTATGGTAAGTTTAAGAATGATGAATATTTTGATATAATCACTAGAGAGCCTTTAACAAAAGGAGAAAAGGGAGAAGGTGGTTTTGATGCAGAACCTATGGCTTACTTTTATGACATGGGTCAGGATGAGGACAAGATTCCTTTTGCAAGGGATGAAATAATTCATTTCAATAAATACAGTGCGAATGCCCGATTATATGGACAGTCGCCGATTATAGGTCTTTCTAAGAAAATCGAAACAGCACTTGCTATTGAAAACTTCCAAAATAAGATTTACAAATTAGAGAGGCCACCTAAAGGTTTTCTTGATATTCCCGGACATGATGAGGAATCATTAAATCGGTTAGGAGAATACATAGCAGAGGAAACTCGAAGGAATCCAAACTTTGTTCCTATTATAAGTAGTAGGGGAGAAGGTACGGGAAGCGGTCAGGCTAAGTTTGTGCCAGTTATGCCTAACATGGATGAGTTGATGGCTTTGCCTTACATGGAGCGCATTAACAACGACATAAACGCATCGTATGGAGTTATGCCGATAGTAACAGGTAGTACAGCAGGCGTAGGTGGGTTGAATGCAGAAGGCGAGCAGATATCTTTGTTTGACAGGACAGTGTTAGAAACTCAGCAATGTTTGGAGATGGGCTTTTTGAAACCATTGATGAAGTTGATGGGAATCAAAACTTGGAAGGTCAAGTTTGCAGACATCAATGCAAAGAACGAGCAACAAGCATTAGCTAACATGTTACAGAAAGCAAATATAATTACAGTACTAAATAAGGTAGGAATAGAAGCTACATTGGATAAGGATGGAAATTTAGTACTTCCAGACAAACCGCAGGTAAGTATGCCAGATGACGCTAAACCAGAAGTAGGAGCATTAAAACCATGAAGAGTTGCAAGAAGTGTATGGCAGGAGAAAGTAGAGTTAGGATTATGTCTAACGGATTTTGTCAAGAGTGTGAGCATGAGAGGGCTTGGAATAATAAAGAAGAACACATGAGACAGTACAACGCCAATAATAGAATGTTAATGAGACAGAAGGTTGCACAGGAAGTAAATCGTAAGTGGAAAGAAAAGTACGGTGATGCTTCTGTTGAAGAAGTAGCGTCTTATCAATGAAAACGACAATGACCGTTAAGGGCGGTAAGGGATTTTCAAGAACTCTTAATTTTTGGAAGAAGCAAAGTAACTGGAATAAGATATTAATGAAAGCAGGTAAAAATGTTGCAGAAGATATTAAGGAAGACGGTATCAAAAGATTATTTACAAAGTTTGACAGCGTTACAGGTAAATTAAAAAAGAGTTTTACATCCGTTGTAACAAGGCGAGGTAACAATGTATTCATTACAGTTAAGTCTACTCATCCTGCGGCAGGTATTATGGAGTATGGAGGGTATGTAGATATGCCAGCATATACCGATGATTATGATACTAATTTAAGTGATTACAGCAATCCCGGTCCGTGGGGAATAACTACATATGATTCAAATAAATATTTGGCATTAGCTATTTGGGATAATCAACCATTTGCACAAGGTACTTTTGCTTTTACTAATGCAAGGCGTAAAGGAATGAAAAAGTTAGAAAGTGAAGTTATGCGTGTAGGACATCGCATGAAAAAACAGGCTTCCGGAAAGTAATTATTGTTTATATACACGTAGCCAATCTTAGGCTGTGGCAGATGCTAAAGATACTAAGTGGCAGGTCTATCGACCAGAGTGGTATAACGAGAGAATCTTAGAGACATTTATTTCTTCACCTATTATCGACAAACAGAACGACAAGATAGGAACTGACACAATTAAAGAGTCCATGGATTTCTATATGAAATACGGGGTTTATT